ACAATAGCTGTGCGTATGTACTTCGGGGCTTTCTTAGCTGCTATGTTTGATACATATGTGGCTAATGGTATGGCACCTGGCATAAACCAGTACACTCAGTGGTTCTCCTTGGTCACTGCTTTGCAAGAGATAGGAGACAAGAACTTCGATGGTGATTTCTCGCGCTTCGATGCGAGTGAGCAACCTTGGGTTCATGAGGGCATATTGACGTATGTCAATAAGTGGTACCGTCACAATAATCCTCTATGGTGTATAGAGGATGATGTGGTTCGGTGCGTATTATGGCTGGACCTTGTCCATTCCCGCCATGTGACGGGTTGTGGATCTTCTTTGAACTACGTTGTGCAATGGAGTAAATCACTACCTAGTGGTCATCCCCTCACAACGATGGTGAACTCCATGTACTCCTTAGTAACCTTAACTGGTTGTTATATCCTGCTCACAGGGGATGCGGTTGACATGTGGAAACACGTGTTCATTAACACCTTTGGTGATGATAATGTGTCGTCAGTTGACGATGAGGTTTGTGACCTCTTTAATCAAGTCACCGTGGCGTCCTGCATGAAAGACGCGTTTGGTTTGACGTACACTCCAGGTAATAAGTCGGGTGTGTTGGTTCCCTATACCACCATCGATAATATCACTTTCCTCAAGCGATCCTTTAAAGTTGATGACATGCTTGGTAACAGGTTGTTGAAAACGTGTGCCCAACCATTAGGTTGGGTGGCACCACTGGATTTCGCTAGCTTCTTGTATATACCATATTGGTATAAGAACACACGCACTGCCTCTGAGGAAATAGTCACCCGGATTGAGCAAATGTTGTGTGAGCTTAGTCTACACTCTCAGGAGGAGTGGGACAGATATTATACCATCATTTCTGAGTGGTGCACCAACAACAATGTGCCACTCACGTACAGTAGTAGAGAGATAACACGCACCTTTGTAGCCCAAAGGATGGACGTGTGGTTCTAAGATGTGGTACATATCTCACGATCACAGCTATATCTTAGCCGTCAACTACTCAGACGTTAAGAGAGAGGATGATCGTGCTGTGCATGTATGTGAGCAATCGTGCACTTGTATATAGCTCCCTAACCAAACACCAACTAATCCCGAAGTCACACGGGAGAAAACATGTGACATTAT